ACATCGAGGCAAGCATTCAAGCCGAGAAAGATAAACTCAACGCCATCACCAACAATGTAGCCAAGATGTTAGGTAGGCACGTTGCACGGCTTGAATGGCTGGAGGCTCAGTACAACGCCCAGCTGCAAGACTATGCAATTAGCCAACTACCGCGCAAGGCTGACGGAAGCCTGAAGGGTAAGACCTGGACGTGCCCATTCGGATCTATTGGCTTCCGTACGGTTGCCCCACGGGTAGCCGTGGAGTCTGAAGATACAGCGCTGGCATGGGCGCGCAAGAACTGCCCGGCTGCCATCAAGCTCAAAGAATCCATCTTGGTTAGCCAACTACCAGAGCCGATTAAGAGCGCCATGCTTGAGCATCCAGCGGATGCGCTGAAGGCTGGATTTGTGGTTCATCCGGAAGCGCAAGCAGTCACCATCAAGACGGTTTGACAATCTATACCCACATGGTGTATACACTGTGTGGGTATAACTACCCAAAGGAGATAAGTAATGGGAGCAAAGCATACGACTGATAGAGAAAAACAACTCTTTCAGCATTTAGTTTCTACCGGGTTGTCTGTGCGGAATGTATCAAGGCTTACTGGCCGTAGTCATGCCTGTATTACAGATAACCTTACCGACGTGGTACCTACTGCAAATCAAACACATATGACTGAAGAACAAATGTTTTCAGTCTTTGAAAAAGATGCTCAGAACATTCCGTGTGCTGACATTGCAAGGCAAATCAATAAACCACACTCAACGGTTTATAAAGTCATACGCCGCATTTATCCAAAGCAACAAAGAGCCTATGCAAAATGGCTTGAGTTACAAAAGCAAGCGGAAGCACCGGTTACCCCAGTTGTTCCTCCTGCACTTGCAGCCATACGGGCTGCTCGTGAGGCTGGTCGGATAGCAACACTAAAGCAAGAAGATGAATCACCGGCTCTTGTTATGGAAGTGCAGACGGTTGAAAACAAACCATGTGATTGCGATTGTAACTTTACTGATTCAAAGATATGTCAGGCAATGAGTTCTTCGATTGATCATCATAGAAAGCTGGTTGCTGAATACAAGGAAACAATCACGAAACAAAATACAACGATAGCAGAGCTGAAGGAAATCAACGCCATACTAAAGAGCTACGTCAAACACCTGCAAATACTAAACGACCGATAGGGTAGAATCTGTTACCCGCAAGGGAAACCAAAACAACTATTGGATGCTGAACTGATGGAAGGAGACCCGATCTAAACAATCGGGTCTTTTTTCGTCTACCAGTCGATGTGTACAAAGCCGCCGTTGCTTCCTAGCTCGCGCCATGCTCTGGCCTTCCTGTAGACCCCGTCACCCTCCCGCGTTACTGCATCTTCATCTTCCATCTCTGGACTTGTGTTACCCTCAACGGTCTTGACACCCCAAGGAAATACGCCTATCACAATGCCGATATGAGCAAGCCGGTTCAGCGGGGCAAACCAAAAGCAGCACAGGTCACCGATGCGTACTTTGGTTTGATCGGCTTCCGCATCCTTTACGGATAGCCAGTTACCTGTACGCCTGGCCCAGTTGCCATGATCGGGACAGTAAGCCGAGCGTGGCCAGTCAAGGGGGATGCTTAGGGCTAGGTCATGAGCTGCATTACGCAACCGATAGACCACAAAGGCGGCACACCAAGGGCTGCCGGGTGGCACGGGTGGAACCGTCGAGGCTTGGTAGGTCTCTACTGCCTTGCCCCTGTTGTCCCCGGTCTCCTGCACACCGACATTATCTAACGCTTCCTTAGCAGCTCTTAAAGCAATCGGTCTTGTCATGGTGGTATATTCTCCTTGTCGATCTTATCTCCCGACACGCTGGGCAGTCTCCCGGTTGCTGTTTCCTCATCTGCCCAGCACCCTTCTTCCTTTAGGCGAATGTCTCGCCATCATCGACACTAACCAGCTGCGTGATACCTGCCGCTGTGTCATGGTAGTAAAGGTACCAGTTACCAAGCCTCCAGCTAATAGCCGTTTGGTCGTTCTGTACACCACTGGCTACCACCGCAGATGATGCCGTAATGACGTTACCTTGCGGATCATAGATAACCCTGTGGAGGTCGCTGCCTGTATGCCGGAAGCAAACGATACGCTTACCCATGGGGTTGATTCCCACGCTTACGTGTGTCCCTTCTGCACTTACTACTGTTGCCATTGATACGGTTGCTCCTTCGTCATCGGTGTAGTAGGAATCAATCCCTCCACCTGATTGTTTCTCAACCAAGATATACAACCTGCCGGATGCGCTCGTAGGGTCGTAGGCAATGGCCACGCAGTCAACCTCAGTTATAGGTGTAGTCACCTCGACAAAGTTGCTAGCGTTCGGACCATCGGCAAAGTGTAGCACCACGGTATGTGATTCCACATTGGCATAGCAAAGCCGTTGGTTCGGAGCTACATCAACTGACAGACAACCACCTGCAGCCGTCAACGCACGGAACCAAGACCGGAAGCGGTGCGATGTATGCAGCGGATCTATACCGATATTGTTGCTACCCTGAATGGCATCGTGGTTGCTTTCGCCAAGCCCCCAGGGAGTGCTAGTGTAATACCGTCCCTCGGCATCTAGGCTGCTATCCGTACCACGGTTGGCGCTCGTGGTAGCAAGGAGCAGGTCTACCGTACCGGATGCGGCAGGGTCTCCAGCGCTGTCTAAGATGGCACCGTGAGCGATGCCCCTGAGCAAACTTCCACCCGCCAAGTATAGCCCCGCTTCGGTGCCACCGTTGACATCGAACGGGTCATTTAGATCCGGTGGAAAGTTGCCATTGATACGGTCAAAGAGCGTCTGAGCTGTAATGGTGCCAGCCGCTAGTTGATGCCCGTAAGCAAAGTCTGTACCGGTTGTAGCGTGTGGCGTGGCAAGGATACCGCCGCCCCTCAGCCATGTCGAATAGCCTGTAACGCCGTTGAGGAAACAATCCCGCAGTGGTGGTTGGCTTACCGTACAAGTAGCACCAGCCGGATAGGCAACAGAGTTCGTAGCCGCCCAGCCGGGATGCCGAACAATGCTATTATCGGATGCGTTGATTTGGTCGCATAGCTCGCTGATGGTTACCGGGTCAACGCTGTAGGTTGTAACCCCGGTAGCACCGCCGACCGTCTTCTGCCACCAAACATCAGACTCTTCCTCGGTTCTTCCATCGCGATCCTGTTGCCAGAAACGTCTACCGTAGTAGTAGGTGGTTGTGCCTACCTCTGCAACGATTGCCGGTGTGATTCGCTCAAATTGCGCTGTGAAGGTATCCGGTACGTAAGTAGAATCGGTGTTGGTGTAGGTTAGGGTTGTTGTACCGATGTCAATAGATCCGCTAGACACCCGTAGTCGCTGGCATGACGTGATGCCCCAGTAAGCCGTATCAACAGACTCACTACCGGCGTAGCTGCTGGATGTCGTATTCTTCCGAGGGTACGGATTATCCTTGTCTTCGGTTGCCGGTAAGGCACCAAGGCTCCATATGTCAGGGCTGCAAAGGTCAAGGGTTACGGTGCTGTAGGAGGTCGTAGGCGCCACAACCTGCCATCTTTTCCAGTTGCCGTGGTAATCGGTCAGTTCGATGGTTCCGGAGGCGTTAGTGCCTGATTGCGCCTTGATCTGGATTTGCAGGTAACGGTAACCGCTCATGCCTTGGTATGGTGCGTAGGTTCTATCGTTACCTGTACCGGCTATGCTTCGGTTGTTAGTCTCGGCTATGCTCCAGCCGTTGAAGCGCCAACCTCGGAATAACACTCGGTTGTCCGTGCTACTGTCTCCGTTGGTTGTCAAGCTAGCAGAGGTAAGTTCCGCATTGATGTATGGCGGTACACCATTCAATGCAGTGGTTAGGTTACTGCTACCGGATGATGTAACAATGGTGGATGCAAAAGAATATTTGTAGAGAGTATCTGAACCGCTTATTGATCCGGTTCCTGTTATGTCCCTATAGCCTAGGGTTTCATAATCAAACCCTGTCACACGCATTGTTAGGCTATCCGGGTAGGCTCCCTCCCAAGCACGTATCCTACTCGTGAGGCTCACAGGAGCGGCTAATCTTGCCGATGATGTCAGGTTAACCGTAGTCTGCTCGGTTGCATATGATGTTCCACTTGTTGACCAGTTCCCAGCGGTTTGTCTGTCGTAAGAATGAGAATGTGTTGCTTGATATGGAGTGACACCATTCACCTTTATATTTGTGATTGATGCGGATGCTGTGCCTGTATCTTCGCAGGTCTGTTGTAGCCCTGCGGTGAAGTCATGGGTGGCAGTTGCACCACCACCCGCTCCAACCGTCCCTGTGGCTGTTGTAGAGGTTCCTGCAAGGGTTAGGGTAGCTGTACAAGTTGCCGATGGTTTTGCTTGTTCGTAGACTTCGTAAGTTGTATACGGTGGAAACTGCGTTGGTGCTGAACTTATAGAATATGCCGCCTCACTTATGTTCCATAGTATGTTCGTGTTTACACTTGCCGACCAACTCCCTGTGATTGTTCCAGATATATCAAGATAATCAACAGTAGGTGTGCCAGATGCAACCACGATCGTATTACTTGCCGTTTGCCCGTTACCATTTGAGACGCTTACGGACAAAAGGATTTGATATGACCATGGGTTCCCTGGACGGGCTCTAGGCGTGTTGGTCATACTCATTGACCATGTCCCAGACCATCCCATATGACCATCAACCGAACCGTCAACCTTACCAACTTGGAGAATAAAAGGAATCAAGTTAGTAGGGTATACAGTCCATGTCCAATCAATCGAAATATCAGCCGCACTGGTCGCAGTACGGCTTATGTCAAGGTATGGCATGGCTAGACTTTCTGCCCACGATACACGGCTTTACGTACACTGAAGCCTGATGTCTGCTCGGTTACAAAGTCAATCGACGGGATACCGATAATACGGTAGTCACCCTTTGTGGTTGTGCCGTCAGGCTCCATAATCCGAACAACATCACCAAGCCAGAGCGGTCGGTTATTACTGCTCAACACCAAGAAATCAGACTCCCACTCAATAAGAATACGACCTGTTGTCAAACGCTCATAAAGGATGTCGCAAGCAGCATCAACAGCATCCTGTGTCGTTAGGGTTGGGTCACGCAGTTGGTACGGTACTGGTCGGCCTCTCCAGTTGTAAGGCCTTGACGCTGGTGCAGTGCTTGCAGTTTCCGCAGCTGAATCAACTCGGCTCTTAGTGATGAATAGGCCGGTTGCTGGGTCTTGTCCTACAACCTGTACCTGTGTTGCTTCTGGTGTCTCGTAGTGGCTTGACATAGCCCGTACAACACGCTTAGGACGTAGTACTTCAGTAACACCAGCGGTTGTTGCAGCTGCGATGCTTTGGTAAAGGGTAATCGCTGGAGTGGTTGTAGCCAGTGCCGGGTCAATCCAATAATAAATGTAACCACTTAGGCTCGGCATCCAGCCGGTGATGTAGTTAGCGGCATAGTCATTCTTGAGTTTGTCAAGGTAACCACCAACCGTGTCGAAATAGTCAGGAGCCAAGGCATACTGACCCTTTGAAATGTTAGGGCTGTAAGGCAAGTCAATAGATGGAAAGTCACCGGCAGCGTAAGGGCCTGAAGAATCCGGATACCCTGCAATTTCTAGCAAGTCAAAAATAGTATTGCTAAAAAGTAAGCCATCATAAGGGTAAGACTCTACGATGTACGCTAGGTCAAAATCACGGCTACGATCTTGCCCGGCATAGACAAAGACCGACCAGTCCCTCGTCGTATCGCCTTGCTCGTATGTAATCTCTGGTGGTGTAAGGGTGCCACGAAATATATCAATGTATGCAGGTGTAGGCGTTGCTCCATTGCTCAAAGCAATCCGGATGGGTCGGTCTGATGTAATCTGTGGTTGGCCTACTCCGGCATCCGTGATGGGCTTCCTACGAGTTGTAAGTGAGCAAGTAGCCCTACCATCATCGTCTACGCTGATACTCACCCGCTCAACATCGCAGGTAATGTCTACCGGATCATCAGCGGTTGAACCAGGATCAGGTTGATAAACCATATCCAGTTCGTAGAATCCAAGTGTAGCTGCACCTGTTGCGCTTGTAAGGCTTACCTTTGCCCGTACGTTAGTGATGACACCATTCGGCGTGTATGCGGTCAGGTCATCTTTTACCACGCTGTAGGAAGCCGATGCAGTGCCAGTACCTATCTGGTCATATGCATAGGTATTATAAAATGTTGCACCAGTTGGAGGTGCATAACGTAACTTTTTGACTGGTGAAACACCGTAACCTGAAGTAGTAAATTGCAACTTTGCCAACTGCACAGATGCTTGCCCAGCAGGTACCAACCAAGAGAACGCGGCGGCAGGTGTGATCGTATTACTGGTCAATGCGGACAGGTCACCAAAGACATGACTAAAAGCCAAGCCGTTAGATGCAACCACGACAAGCTCCCGCCGTCGGCAGGGAATCATCATAATGGTGATGAACTGGGAGTTTACCGAGGATAGAAAAGCAACGTTAGCAGTTGGTGCTATGTTGGAATCATTCTTTTGATAACTACCAACCAACACGCCAGACTTGTACACCTGTGCGCTTCCGTTAGCCCCAAACCAAACCTCTACAGAGCCAGCCGAACCAACGCCCCACCCTGCCTTTAGAATCGTGCTATCGTCCGAATCCTTTAGCCCCGGTACATAGAGTGAAAGATAGGCTGATTGGTTAGCACTCCATGCCGTGGTAAGCGTAGCCCGCTCAGTAACGTTCAATGATTGGAGGTAATAATCACCTGATGCTTTGATCTGCATCTGTTTCCACGATGCTGCCGTTGGTAAGGTGTAGTCGGTCTTTTGGAATCTGGCATAGTTACCAGCAAAGGTTGTACGCCATGCAGCCGTAGTTGGTAGTGGAGCGAGCATCAAGGTTAGGGTAGTAGGGTCAAGCCATACACCGCTACTCTTGGCTAAGTCCCATGTAGTACCGTCAGCTGCAACAACCAACCTGCCCTTCTGTGGGCGTGGTTCTGGGCAGTCTACTTCGATCAATAAAGGCCAAGCGTTCGCCATCAGAACCTCTTCATAATTCCGGGCGTACCGTTGCGCCTTGCTTCGTCACGGATAACAGATCGCACTGCTCGTTCTAACTCAGTACCGGCAGGTATCAAGCCACGGTTACCACCGCCCATAAAATCACCAAACCTAAAAGGCCCGCCATTACCACCAGCCATCTCGGCAGCGGTAACGCCCATCTGTCCAAGTTGCCCACCACCAAGCGTCTCACGGCGTAGGGTTAGAGCTTCAGCGGTGGTTTTAGTATTGTTTGCAATCTGACCAAGCAAAGAAGACACCGGGCTAGATGTACCGGCGTTTTCTTTGATGCCTCCAAAATTCAAACCAGCGGGTAATCCTTGTGGACCATAAGCAGCCATAATCTGTTGAAAATAACGCTCGGCAGTTGCAGCCATATCTACATTGTTCATCTTGGTTTGACCAAGAGTAGCAGATGCAGCGCCGACACCCTTGGCTACACCTATGGTTGTTTCATTGACACCAGAGAACGGAATCAATGCTAAGTTTTCAAGTACACCTATGGTTAGATCGTTGATACCACTTACGATGCTATTCTTGATTGATTGCACCGCATTTTCAACGGTAGGAACAATGTCACTAAAGAATGCAAGAATGTTAGCTGCCATCCGTGCAAAGCCTTCAGCGAATCCACCACCACCACCCAACGTCCTAAATAATTTGTCTAGTGTCTCTTGAATCACACCGCTATTACCGATGGCTGTTAGCACGTTACCGAGTTCCTGCGCTAACCTTCCGACCTGATCTATAAGGCGCTCTGCACCACCACTTGATGCACCAAAGATGTCAAGGATGCCTCTACCGATAGGAAGGAAAGCTCGCTCTATTGCATCCTGTAGGTTTTCAAACGTTGTAATCGCACCGCCGGTAGCCTTTGGCAGTTGCTCCATCGCACTAATGATTCTTGTGATTGCATCGTTTGCCGATAATCCCATCTTCTGAATGGCTTCGGTTGATGCCGTACCGAATGCAGTAACCAGTGCTTGACGTACCTGTGGAACACGCTCGGCAATCTGATTGATTTCTTCAGCAGATATCTGACCCTTGGATGCAATCTGACCAAGTGCAAGAATGACACCGTCCAGTTCAGATTTGCCACGACCTACCAAAGCAAGAGCATTACCAAAAGCCATCAATGCACGTTCTGAAGTCTGAGCGGATATGCCAGCCGCTTCCAACTGTAGAACACCTGCACGGACTTCTTTTAGCCCTAAGCCTGGGAGTTTCGCAATCTCTTGTAGTCTTGCTAATTGTGCTTGCAATTCTTCAGCATTACGGGAGTATGCAGCCAAACCACGCACTTGTGAATCATAGGCTTTAGCGGCTTCTATTCCTGTCACGGTTGCGAAGCTCGCCTGCGCTACTTCAAATAAACGGGTAGCATCAGCAGCTGTTCGGATTGCTTCACCAACGGAACGGGCAGATGTTCCTACACGCTGTAAGGCACGGACAGCAGCAGCCTCGCCTATGACCGATATCTTGGCTGTGAGTTCTGCTACTGTCATCTATCTGCCTCCAAACAATGCGCTAACCATCTCGACCTGTTGCTTTTCTATCTCTTGTCCTATCATCGCAACTTCTGCGATTTGGTCAAGCGTTAGATCGGTCTCTGATGGATGCCGGTTGAGATACTTCACGGTGTAGTAAGCAACCTGACTTGCTACACCTCTAAGGCGTTTTTTGCTTCTTTTACCCTGCCCTGAAGGTCATCGGTCGGGTACCAAGAAATGAACTCCCCAAGGATTCTAAAGAAGGTTTGTTTACTGGTACGCGCCAGATTACCAAAAGCCCGCAGTGGTGATTCTTCTAAGCTATCCGCAGGGTCTGCCACATAGCAACGACCAAGCAAGTAGATCTGATAAAGCATCGCTTCGGGAAACTCGGCAAATGCTACACGCAGTGATCCAAGTTCTTTAGCATCAGGGAAGAGGTCTGCCGCCTTCGGTTCACGGAAGCGGAGTTCTGCGCCGTCACCAGCGACATCGGACAGGTCTACGGTAAGTAGACCCTTGTCCGTGTCTTTAGGGATTTGTTTTAGGGATTGAAGTGCCATGGCTTAGTGTACTACGACCAAGCAGTAGTCACGCCATTCGCTCCAAGGGTAATGGTTGCCGACTCGGTTAGCGCTTCCTCGTTTGCGATGTTGAGACCAGTCCCGGTTACAACGCCTACAAAGGTCTTAGCGGTAAGGGTTCCGGGTGTAACTACAATCTGGCAGTAGTAACCGTCTTTGCCAAAAAAGATAGGGTTTACAACGCTATCAACCAAGAACTCTACTTCAACGGATCCGTTAGCCTTGGTGACCTGTGCTTTATTCTGAGCATCGCAGAGTGCCGAAACATCAACCGTATTGACGGATGAACTAAAGCGCACCGAGCGAGCAATACAGGTATAAGTCTCAGCGGTAAAGGCTGAGGGCGTGCCGTCTTGGTATCCACCGAAAGCAACCGTGACAACGCAGTTTTCCCCGATGAGCGCACTTGTTCTTGTAAAAGGCATAATTTACTCCTACTGTTGCGTGACGAATCGGTACACCGCTGTCACTCCAAAATCTGTACGACCACCACTTTCTAACCCAAACGTTTGAGCAGTTGATTCCCGCCTAACGTAGAACCTTGGCGTGGTACTCGAAACGTGAATATTGTCTAGTAGTGTGTCAATACGGGACATGATGGTAGCAGAGCTTGCCATCGATACCGCACCTGTAGCAGTATCCCACACGGTGATTCTATAGGTTGGGTACGTAAAGACCCGGCTACCGCATAGCGTGTCTTGGTCTTGCCCAGCACTACCAGCCCGGTCAAAGACAACGTAAGGTGTAACCGGTTGCTTGCGGCTGATGGGGTCTGTCTGCGGGGCTATGGTGTTATACACGCCCATCTGGAACCCATTGGGTTTATTGTCAGGAGCAAGTAAACCCATAAGCGTAGTATCGCCGGTTAGAGTTTCATAGATCCACTGCTCAATCACCGCTGGTTCAAATGCCATTAGCTCTTACCCTTTAGGATTACTTTCACGGCAGCTTGAAACGATGGCGCTACCTTTTCAACCGCTGGACGCAAGAAAGGTCTTGCCGGTACGTGGTTGCCACCCTTAGACATCCAACCAAGTTCAAGCGGTATTCCATACTTTGCACCGACATTGACTTCGGCTGATGTCTTGCCGGTCATCTTACTTTGTATGCTGTTTGCAAGTTCACCTAAATCATTATTTGGCGGAGTGACTGGAGGGCTTGACCAGTGAGGATGTTCTTTACGCCCCGGATACTTTTTGTATTGCCCGCTCGACATCTCTATGCTTTGTTTTGCGTTGCCTTCGATGTTAGCTGCAGCATTACCTACAGCAACAGAAAGTTGGCGTAGATTCTTCTGATAAGAATCTAGCCTTACTTTCTTCAGGCTGAAGCTCATCTTTATCAAGGTGCTAGAACCTCAATCTCCAGAGGGCCAAACCTGCGTACCGTGGTACTCACCGTGAAGGATACGGTAATCCGAATCATTGCCGCCGTGGCATAAGCCGCCGGGTTGAGGATGCTCAGAATACCTTGTGCGCTGTACTGCTTGGTAAGCGTAACAGATCCGCTAGGAAACGTATAAGCCGACCCGGTCGCGATGTTCGTAAAGGTTACGCCGAGCGTCCCTGTCGTGATGTCGATAGGGCTGCCGAGTTCATCGACCAAGCGCACCACGTAACTGTGCCAATCACCTACCCATGCGCTCGCTTGTACGACCTGCTGAGGGTCTTCGGTTAGATCAAAGATAACTGCCATTAGATGTCCCTCACATAGATGCGTAACGGGCCAAATATCTGCGTGTCAGATGCTCCGGTTGTGCGCGTGATAGTTGCCGTGTAGGTGCCTGGAGTGTTGGTTACCGTCGTGTCAATCGTAAACGTAGCCCGTCCATCAGCTGCATAAGTTGCCGTACAGGAGTACGTGTCTACCAAGGTAGCACCGCTGTTGTAGACCTTAGCCGTAACCGTTGCTGAGGTGATATCTATCCCGCTTCCAAAGGCATCCACACACTGGATGTCTACTCCATGCTGTGTGCCCTTCTGGATGTCTAGCGGGTCACTTGCTCCAAGCCCGTCTGCCTTGACCTCGTAAGGCCCCATGCGTACCAGAGCGGCAGATGTTACCGGGGTAACCAACTCCGCGTTGACATACTGCCCGAAAGTACCGGCTGTCGTATGGCTTGTCCTTGCCTCATCCCACACCGCCGCCGCCGTCTGTGCTTCCGTCAAGCCACCACTGCTCAGTTTGACCGTCATTACCGCACCGTTAGTACCGCTTGCACCACGCACCACGATAGTGACATCATCAGCACCAGCAGCCAGTGCAGCGTCGGGAATGTCAAGGCGATACACGCCCGGCATATTCGTTGCGTCTACCTCCGCAAAGCCACCAGCAGTCCACGCCTGAGCGATTGTACGGGCGACCAGCGGGATGCTGACAGAGGCTGTGCGTGTCCGGTTGTAACGTGCTGAGAGACCAGATGTTGCAAAGGTGAGACCTGTAGCACCAAGGTAGAGTTCGATTGATTGGGAGGTTGAGCCGGGAGCGATTGTGATGGTGGATGCGTTGCGCTCAGATGGGTTATACGCGCCAACAGAGGATGCAATCTTGAATGTTGCGGATCCGACATCTGGGTTTGTACTTGACCAAGCATCACCAAAGATATCTACAGTCGGTGCGCCTGACAATGTGCCTGTATTCTGTGCGATTGACCCATTGTAAGAAGCCCAGAAATCAAGAGCATATAAACCAGTAATACGGCTGTAGTCAAAGTCCGAACCAAACACGCCAGACTGTGAGTTACTTCCAGCAGCTGGCCCACTCCTATCGGTCGCACACGAAAACCTGTTGTAATCTTCGGTCACAGCGTTAGAGCTTGCATCTAAGCCAATACTAGTAAAAGCAACAATTGCATTGTTGTAAAAGAATGTTTTGTTGGTTGTGTTGGTTGTTCGCAAATACAGCGTTGCTGAACCTTGCAGTATGCAGTTGTAAAACGTAACACCATTACCAACACCAGCACCTTCTGATGGATTTGAAATAATGACAGCATTGTTCGCAAGGGTTACAATTGTATCTTTTACGGAAATCGCTAAATCAAATGTTGAGCCAGTGGCTGGACTGACAATGTTTAATCCCGCATATCCATTAACGATTACACACTTATCAAACGTGGCGTTTATTGCTGTCGTTGTAGTCGTTGTAACAAATACACAACTTGTACCTGACCCACGTCTGTAATGTGTAAACAAACACTTTTCTACTGTGTAGTTTTTGGAGTTTAGAAAGTGTGCAATACCTGTTCCATTTGTTGTCTGATATCCCTCAATGTGCAAATTACGCAACGTGAAGTAGGTCTTATTGTCACAGGTCAAAGTTTGGCTTGATGTCGGCGTGCCAGTGTTATCCGTCGTAAACGTCGTGATACGAACACGTCCAGCCGTTACACCTGTAAACTGTGCGGCTGTAGGGTCACCAGCAACCACCAATGTGTTAGACACACTCGGTGTAATGGACATCGTTACCGAACCACGATAAGTGCCGGGAGCGATATAGATGGTGTTCGTTGCATCCGGTAACGCGGCATTTGCAAGGGCATACGCAACCGTTGCCCACGCTTGACCAGTGCCTGACCCAGTCCCTGTATTGGCATTGTTACCATCAGGTCGAACGTAATAAGTTGCCATTATTCGGCATCTCCACTTGTAATCTGTTGAGCCATTACAACAGCAAACTGTCTGACAATTTGCGACTGAAACAACTCATCCTGTGTGACCCACCATACATTGACACTGGTTCCATCTGGCCCAAATGTACCGATAAGGTTGTTTGAATCGTCGTAGATATCGCCAAAGACACGCCAATCGGTTGATGGTGCTGGTTCCTTGACAATGTCAAAGTTTACAAAGTTCATTTGCCCACCTTCAGCGCATTCACGCCCGTACCCTTAAACGGCATCGTCAAGAAGCCCAGCGCAGCAGACATCGCAGCTGTAAGACCAGCCGCTACAGCCTTGCCGCCGTAGACAGCCATCACTGCGCCGAGCTCGGCTATGTCCTTGGCTTCAGCGGTACGAACGCCATCACCAAAGACCGTGCTAAAGGACGCGACAAAGGCGATCAAGACAACCACGACCAGCCTGCTAATACTTATTGAGTTCATCGTTTCGCCTCCAGTTTGGTGATGCTTGTACGCATCTCATCTGTTACAGTTTCTAGCCTACCAATGCGCTCACCGTGGTCTTCAATCTTAGCGGTGTCAACGGCTCCCCGTTTGTCCATCCGGTGAAGAAACTTGATGATGTAGGCAAGCAGACTGATGATGCCGGTCACTGCCGCTAATCCTATGGTTGTCCATTCTGATGCGCCCATTATGCCATCCGCTCCACTAGTCCACAGTGTTGAACTAGTAATTCTGTTTGACCAAAGTCTGATCCGACTACATCGTAATACTTGGCATCATCGCCTATTCTGTAGACCCTATCCTGTGGCATCACATCAGCCCCTACAGCAATGATAAGCGTCCATTGGGCAGATGATGCGATAGAGCCACCTACAATGCTCTCTGTGTCACTCTGGTTGGTTAGGCGGGCGTTGTACTCGGCTACCTTGCGCCATGTCTCAGTAACACCACCGCGCCCATCTTCGGTCAAGGTGAAGCGGTGTATCTCTACCCGGTCTTGGCACAGGTTGCGAACCATACCGGCTTGAATGGTTGAGCGGAGAAGTGGGCTCATGCGAACACCACCGGTCGGTATTTATCAGCCATGGTTAGGCAGTTTTGCATCAACTGGGAAAGCTTGACATCGGAGGTGCCTTCCTTAGCATCGATGTCTGCCGCTACCCGGCTGGCCTTGATAAGCCACGCTTGGCGGGTTGCCGTGCGTACGTCGTAACGCTCAACATTGATCGGGCCTTGGTCTACCCACATCAAGGTAGGGTCACCGCTTCCATCTTCCAAGGTAAAGCCCTTGACTTGGTACGGTGAGTAGACGGGAAAGTCAGGTTGTGTAGCCCCTGAGGTACCGGCTACTCTGCACTCATAAACCCTGCCGTTGGGTGTTGTAGGTACCACACGGTCACCGACAGCGTAGACCGTTGCCGCTGTCCAAGTTGAGAAGCGGGAAAAGGAATCAAGGATGGAACCGATGTCCGTAGTAGACATCTGCGGGTAGGACTGGGCAGACACAAAAAGGCTTACCTGTGCAATCGCCTCGGCTCTGGTCATCATGCTGTAAGTATCCCACATGGGCGTCAGCCCAGATTGACAAAAGAAAAACCCCCGACACGTCTGCCGAGGGTCTTAGGCTGTGAACCGCTAGGCTTATGTAGCTGCGGATGCTCCGACGATAAGCGAGCCAGGGACACGGTTGGCTGCGGTTGCATCAACGTTGCCGATGTCAAAGGCTTTGAACGCAAAGCGCTCGGTAGCCTTGAACGCCAACGCGTCTTGGTTGAAGTAGTACTGGTCAGATACTTCGATCGTAACCGTACGGCGGTCACCGAATGCTGTACCCATGCTCAGGTCACCCAAGAGGATGTAAGGCGTGGTTGCAGCCAAGGTCTTAGCCATGTTCTGGACGAAAACCACAGGGTAGCCGTAGAGCATAGGCGTTGGGCCGTATGCGCCTTGGATGTCCATGATGGAGTTACCGCCAAGTGCATCAAGCAGAGGAGCGATGGCGTTGTACCAAATCTCCTTGTGCATGAACCACTTAGCCTGTGCCGCATATGTCGGGAGCTTAGCGACCATACCCTTAAGGTTGGCAAGGGTCGGGCTGTACGTGATGGTCTGACCGGTTGTGAACACCTGCAAGGATGCGATGTTAGCCTTGGTAGCGTTAGCACTGTAGACGGCATAAAGGATACCATCGAGGCCAGATGTGGAGTCTACTGCATTGTTGAAAACAACGCGGTCTTCTTCCTTAGCCAAGACATACGCCATGTCACGGGCAAGGGTTGCGCCAAAGTCGATAATCGAATCTTCAGCCAACTCTTTAGAAACCTGAGTAAGCACGGATGGCTTCTTAGCAACCAAGTTCACCTGTGCAAATGTCAGGTCACTTGGTGTAATAGCCGTGTTCTCTCCAGGGTAGTACACAGTGGTGCTCGCGGTTGCGTTTGGTACGTTGAGAACGTCGCTGCTCATCGGGTAGATGCGGCAGTTTTGACGTGCAACACCGAACTGCTCACGCAGGTAGATGAGGTCGGAAGACAGTGGATCCGGTACGGTGAAACCACCAGCGGTTGTGGTGGCTTCGTTCTGTGCCTTAAGGTTGTTCTTAACCCAGTCAGCTGCTCTGCGGTTGCCCATGATAGAGCGTCCCCACTGACCCCAGCAATATGCTTTGAAGTTGGCTTCATCACGGGTGCCGGCAAGCGGATTGCGTCCGATACCGCCGCTCTTCCACGGCTGCTCTGCTGGTGCTTCTGTTGCCACTGGGTGTCCTTGTCCGAGTGCCTTAATGGTCTCGATGCGCTCTTCAATGCCCTTGGCTTCAGCCATCAGGCTCTTGACCTGTGCGAGGTCACCATCACCGGAAGCAAGCTCCCGTGCGGTAGCAAGCACAGAATCTTTGCGGTTCTGCAATGCGTCAATATTCATAGTTGTTGTAGCAACTCCAGACGTGCCAGCAGTTCCTGGCGTTCGTCTTTGTCATGGGCTTTCGCCTCGACTACGAGTTCCGGTTGCGTCTCTGGTTGGTCTGCGTCCCGCAGTGAATCCCAAACGACAGGGGCAAGGCGCTTTGCGCTTGACCGGCTAAGACCGACTGCATCCCGCAGCCGACGTTCTACACCCCGCAGGCTTGCAGGGTGAATACACTTGGCACCGTGCATGGCATAAAGCTGCTTTGCACGTTCCGCGAAAGCATCGACCAAGGCGTTAGCCATGTCGGCACTTTCGATCACTTCCATGGCACCAGACAAAGCATCCCAATAGGCTTCAAGCCCCTCGTGGATTAGTTCGCCTTCGGCTTCCTTGAATATCTCAGCGGCATACTCTGCGGCGCTCTGGTCTGGCATTGGAGCCATTACCATTTCTTCTTCTTCCATGTCCATCATGGGTTCCATGCCGTAGTACTCCTTCAGGGTTTTGACGCTGTTCCGGAACTCGGCAGGTGTCGGGGTGATGCTTGCCTCAGCGATAGGCCAGCGTGTAATCTCAGCGGCTGTACCCATGCTCTTGCGCTCAACCAGATGAGCGGCAGCACCAGAGGAAAAACCCATCTTGCCTTGCTTGCAGAGCTTCGCAATCATCTTGCCGTATTCGTCGGCTAAGTCTAGCTGCGCCTCATACCATAGCCCAGTATCGTCCATCTTGATGTAGCCAGTACCGATAGACTTCTTGCCTACCTGAGCATCCATGCCGTGGTGGTAGTAAACATTCAGCGGTACGCGCTTGCCCGCTTCCATAGGGAAACCGTAGTCGGTTGCCTTTGTGAAGTAGTCCCCTTCAAGGTCAGCGGTCTTCGTATCGCCAAAGCGAACCAGATAACCTTTGACATAGCCAAGCCTGTCGCTCTTGATTCCGTCTACTGTAGATGTCAGCACGTCCATATGATAAGTATCCCACACGCTCATTTTCATAGGTAAGTTGTTAGATCCGGTTCGTAGCCTTCAAGCTCTTTGAGTGGCCGTACCCGTGTAGTAGGCCCCCAGTCAGCATTGGGAACCACGGTAACCATGTCGCTCAGCGGAAGCCCCTCAGCGTAAAGGGCATAGCGTGAAGCGCCCATGATAGCCAACTTGTCAGACTCTGACAAACCAGCAAGGATGCGATCAGGCGTGGCCATCGCTGGGCGTGTGTCAGGGATGGAAGAATCACCGGTTATCTCTGCCCATGAGAGCGTTTCCGGGACCATAACGCACCTACAATTTACGTGACTAGGCATGATTTCATCTGTCTTGTGCAATGTTCCCGACAACGCTAAACACGCTAAACAGGTTCTTGCATCCTGCGTAGCCTGCCGTCGGTATCCCTGCACTGCATAGTTCTCGGTATACAGTTGCCGTTGTGCTTCACGGGCGCTTCGTATCATCTCGGTTCGTGCAATGGTCTCTGCTCGATACCTACCGATGTCTGCCGCTTTGCGTACACGCCGTGCTACCGTCCGTGGCCCTTCACCAAGTGAAATACCCTGTACAAGTGCCATCTGCATGGCATCTGTTGTTACTTGGGGGATGGAGTCAAATAAGACAGCCAGAGGGCTACCATCGCCTGCGAACCCGACAAAGGCTTGGAGTTGTTCATCAGGTAGACGTGTCCATGAACTGCCGAGTGAGACGTTAGCCGGTTTACGACCTGCCGCCGCTTCAACCAAGCGTCCGCTCGTCTCATTCGCAAGGATGGCTGATTCGAGTTGTCCATCTGCTGTAATGGTTGCCCCCTCGATTGCAAAGGCTTGTAGGTTCCTGCCTAACTCTTCAATGTTGTCTATGATCCGTTGACGCATCCACAGGATGGTTTGGCTTGGGTCTTCACCCTCATCCATCCGATCCTGTATGCGTTCCTCTAGTGCTTCGAGTTCTGCGATGCTTGCCTTTGTAGCGGCTTTGTATGCGCGTTGCATCCGGCTGATGGCTACGCCTTCACGCTCCAGCAACTCGTTCCTAAACTTCTGTGATGCTGCATAAATACGAGCGGTGCCGTCATCTACTCGTTTGGTAGTGGCTCCAGCTCGTACCCGTAAAAAGGGTGAGACTTGTACACTACCCCCGGAGTGCAGACGTGGTCGGTATCAAGGCTCTTGCCGTCCGTTTGCATTGCATCCCGCTTAGCAGTAGCCCAGCGGAACCCGGCATCACCGCCCCACAAGTCCCAGGCTACACGCCCCGGTGAAGGGAAACCCTCTTCACCAGCGTTGAACCCTTCAGCCTTTTTGTCTACTTCGTGGCGGCTAAAGAAAGAATACATCCGGAGAATGGTGTCCTCGCTCAGGGTCTCGCCATTGACAATCTGGTTAGCCCTTGCCAAGCCTACCCGCGTGCCTCCATCGAACCCCTCGGCTTTCCAATCCAAAGCACGTTGTGCCGCTTCCTTCATGCCGGATGTTGGGCGTGCCTTCATCTCGTACGATCGAACTGCCGGAGCATCAAAGCCACCGGTGCTTTGTACCGGGATGGCTTCCGGGTGTAGCTGCCCGGTGTCCTCCGGCACGGCTTCAAGGCCTGCTATACGCTTTGCTTCCGCTCTATCAATGATGCCAGCCTTGTACAACCGCTCTGCACGTTCCGCTTCAGCCGCTAGGTCATCAGCCAAAGCCCGCACGGTTTCCAAGTCATATTGGACAAAGTCACCCTCTTGGGTCTCTGGGTACTCTGGCAGGAGGTCGGCGGTAATCGCATCGGCAAGGGTACGCAGGAGTGGCACCATGCCATCTTCCCATGCCGCCTGTTGGGCGCGCTCAAAGTTGTTGTAGGTAGACCGGTCAAGCCCTGCGCCAAGCCCTAAGACCATCGGGTTTATGCCCATGGCTGAACAGATACGCTCCTCCGGTACACGTCTCACAGAGTCTAGTGCAAGCTCTGAAGGCGTAAGGGATACCCTATCCATCTTGTAGGCACCAGTCATAACAACGATACCACCGGAACCATCCCCGGTAAGGTCTTCGTGCAGCTGGCGCTTAACCTGCCGGGCATCATCCATGCTGATATCAACGGTCTGGTCTTTGGCATCAGGCCCGACGATGAGCGATGGCATAGCCCCGTTAGCCAAGAGTCCATAAGCGGTAGTAGATGCGGTGTTGTCAGTGGCTATCTCACGCAGTACAGCCATGACAGGACTTCGTCCTAAACGGATATCCTGCGGGTCTCGGTTGTAGCGGATGTGGATAATGTCGGATACCGGGATATCAAAGGAGCGCCCGTCCGTGGTGTAGACGTAATGCGTCAAAGGGTTTGTGCCGTTACCGACAGGGCGCACCATGTCTTGCGGCAGGAACTGTAACGCGGTCACCACGCCACGCGTTGTAGATCGAATCTTTCTCAGGTACGTGTTGCCGAAGAGTTTGTAGTCTTGGATGACCCAAGACCAGAAAAGGCTACCCATAATCATCGGATCGGGTTGAGCCATGAGCTTGATTACCGGGTGGTCTTCTACCGGCTCGGCTTGCTGGCTATCTACCGGTCGGTAGTATCTCGCGGTGGCCTGTGGGTAGTTACGAACGTACCAGTCGATGGCAGATGCCACGATGCCGTTTAGCCCAAGGTCACCGGCAATCCTAGACCAGTCTTTAGTGCTTCCAGGAAGCGCACGGCGCAAGAGTGTTTGCAGCTGACCAGAGCCGTAACCGGTTAGGTAGATGTCCCTACTCTGGCTCAGAGGCAGCGGTAGTGCTTGTGTCGGGTTGGCTGCGGCTTTACGTCCGAGGAAGCGGTCAAAGATACCCATGCGCTTAGTATCCCACAGAGAACCTAAACCGCTCCCCAACCCTTACGCTGTCCGATCACCTGCCAAGCGTAAGCCATCGCGTCCACCACGTCATCATGCCTGCCAACCGGGAAGGATAGCAACTCATCTTGCCAATAAGGTGGCAAGCCGTCAACGTGTACCACCTGCCCTTGCTCGTACCGGGCTTCCAGTGGCCCAAAGCGGGTCACTTTGTCACGGTCTGGTCTGATGCCCCGTATCGGTAACTTCGTACGCCTCATGAGTTCTTGAACAACAGCCGCCTGATACTGCACCTGTTCAATGCCAATCATAACCGGATGCCACTTCTCAGCCATCGCCTCAATGAAGCGCAGGACGGAAGCAAAGTCAGCGCGGGTACGGTTGACATCCAATACGTAGATCGTGCCATCCTCACCACGGCTCAAAGCAACCACGGCGGTGTAGTCGGCTTCCGCCTTGGTCGATATAGCAAGGTCAACACCAAGGTAGACCGGCAACCCTTCAGGCGCCTCGCCAAACCTTAGCCACTCCCGCTTGATACGAGCGCCCGCGGCATCAACGAACTCCGCCAAGTACTCTTGCCTAAACGCGATGCTCGGCAGTGACTCCCCAGCTTTGGCTACTTCCTCCGGATCAATCCAAGGGTTAGCCGTGGTTGGCATCTGCCATGACATCCAATCCGGATCTACAGCCGCCATGGCGTGTAGGGTTTTGAAGTAGTTGCTACCCTTGGGAGTGCTCAAGAAGAAAGCATCTCCACGGTAGTCGGTTAGTGTTGGTCGAATAGCCTCCGTCCAGGCTTGCTCCAGATGCCTTGCCATTGCCGCCTCATCGATGATGACCCGCTTGTACTTTCGACCACGGGCTACGGTTGACGGGTCATCCAAAGTCCAGTAATCGATTGCTGCCCCGGTTATCAACTCGATGCGCGGTGCAGGTGTCTGCACAGCTCGCCGAATCACAGGAGCGTAAATCCTTTTATGGTCGTTGTACGCTTCCTCTAGCAACCGGTAGGTAGGTGCAAACCAAGCGCAGGGCAGACCGTCACGCAGTACCGGATCCGATAGCAGGTTTCCGCCAAGGGTTGTTTTTCCGAATCTTCGACCTACTCAGCCACAGGCAAGGACGTTGAATCGCCTTGCCTGTGCCATTATCACCTGCTGTGCTTCATGTGGTCGAGGTAAGACCAATCGTATGTCTGGCATTATGGTTTGTCAGCGTACTCCACGATGACCTTGACCGGGCTACCGTCTGCCCCGGTCTGCTCTACCCGGCTAGACCACTCTGCTTTGTGCTTCCGTTCAAGCCACCATGCAGCCGCCTGCCATGTGGTGTCAGCTGCTTTTTGAATGATGGCAACGTTGCGTACCTCGGCATCAGACTCAGCCTTTTTTACAGCCTCCGCAAATTCCGACTTATCAGCAAGCCAGTTTGCGAATGTGTCTTCTGAGATACCAGCGTATCCACAAGCGGCTCTGCGTGTATTGCCTGCTCTGAGTGCTTGTGTAATACGTGTTGTTGTTTCTTCGCCGTACTTTGTAGGTCTACCTGCCATCTAGTACCGCCTTCTTGCCTGTCGCGTTTTCCCATCGCTGAATGATTACATCGCAGTACTTGGGGCTGATTTCCATCCCGTAGCAATTGCGCCCCAACTGCTCTGCTGCAATGAGGGTTGTCCCTGAACCAAGGAATGGATCGTAGACTGAATCACTATCATGGTTGCGCTGAGGTATTGCCATACATTCAAGTGGCTTTTGTGTACTATGACCAGTTTCACTTTTCATAGGTTTGTCGATTTGCCACAATGTTGTTTGAGACCTATCACCTATAAATTTCGATGTTTTTCCATGACGGTAAACATACCAGCATGGTTCATGTTTATGATGATAATGCCCCCTCGAAATGGAAAAGTTACTTTTAGCCCAAACGATTAAGTTCCTTAGTTCAAAACCAGCTGCTTGTAAGTTACTTGCAACCGTTGGTGATTTAGAATCGGCATGCCAAACGTAAGCAACATCGCCTGGAAATAGTTTCCACGTTTCCGTCCAGTCTGCTTTATCATCGTTCGTTACCAACCCTACGGCGCGTTCGCCGTAGGGTTTCCCGTTTTGCCTATCCATTTCGTTTCGCCAGTTAGGGTCGTATTCAACGCCATACGGTGGGTCGGTGACCATTAGAAATGGAATAGCACCATCCATCAACCGCTCAACATCATCTGCCTTGGTGCTGTCTCCGCAGAGCAATCGATGGTTACCAAGAATCCAAAGGTCTCCCGGCTTACATCGTGTCTCAACTTCCTCTGGTACTTCATCCGGATCGGTTAGCAGTTCTTCCGGTTCACCTGTCCCGGTCAAGGAATCAATAAGCGCATCAAGGTCAACTGCCGAGTATCCAGTACCATCCAAGCCGATAGGCGTATTAGCAAGCTCGGCTAAGATGTCGGTAATCTTGGTCGTGTCATCCTGCCCGATACGGGTAGTACGGTTATCGACTACAAGAATCCGCAGCTCTTCTTCAGGTGTAACGTCAATCCACTGCACGGGTACGGTTTCCCATCCTAGCGCCTTGGCAGCCATTACCCGGTGATTTCCCGCTAGGATGTGCTTAGTGGTCAGGTTAGCCACCACAGAGCCGTACCAGCCGTTTACTGCTAGAGACTTCTTGATGGCTTCAACGTCTCCATGGTTGGCGTTGCGTGGGTGGTGCTTGAGCAGGTCAATAGCGACCTGCTCAATCCCCTTGTTGATTACTCTACTTGCCATTCCAGCCTGCCTCGATTTTCTCTTGTGTGATTTTGATGACGGCTGCTCTCATTCGTTCCTCGCTGATGCCGTGAGCCTTAGCCCGTTTTTTGACATCGTTGTACAACCACTTTGTGTACATCTCGTTATATACCGCCAAGCATCCCGCACCAAGCAGGACACCGAGTGCAAAGAGAATCATTGTGCTATCTCCCAATCAGTTGCTAGTGTTTCTGCCATGCCGCGTTGTATATGAAATGCTGGCGTAACATTGATTCCAATACGGTCAAAAGCCAAATAGAGTGTTTTTAGATCGTCGCTAGAGTTTATAAACTCGTGTACTCCGTATCCGTCTTTTCCTGCATCTACCTTGGATAATGAAATCCAAAGGTGTCCGGCATGAACATCCCATGTTTGCCGTCTAACTTTATGACCTTTACGCATTGCCCTTACGGCTTGTGTCCATGTCACTTGGCTACCTCCCCGGTACGCGGGTCAAGATTGACTACCGCCCAATCATTGGCAAACAAATCACCAGGTGATAGGGTCAACTCTTCCATCTGCCGTACCGCTTGCCCGGTTGTGTGTACCTCGAAAGCGTTCCAGAGTTCCGAGTACCGCAGGAATACCGAACCTCCCCATTCCTGCCGCCATACGGCATTGCCGCCACCAGCCATCAAGGCTTGAATCACTTCACCAAATCTCATCCCAGTACCCCTATTGTGATCGGAAGATGTTCAACCATCAAAGCCTTGATGGACTCTGCTATCTGCCTATGTTCCAGCTGCGTATCTTCCTGCGTTCTAAGTTGCACGTAATGAATCCAAGACCGTATCGTGCCGCTCATATACATCGTGGTTGGACAGCAAAGCGGTAGAACCATCCTTGCCGTCTCCGCAGCGATACCGGCTTTGATAAGTTTGTTATATGTCCAATAACTACGAGAGACAGACATTTCAGCGTCTAAAATGACTCCTTGCATTTCTGCATCTAAATCATCCCGTTCTGGCATGAGTTGTGAGCTTTGTCGGTTAGTTGTACCAGCAAGCCTCATCTGCCCCAGAATGGGGAAGTCGTGAACCTCTGCGTACCGCTGGCTAAACTCTTGGAAACTGAAGGAACGATGCCTAAGAATCTGCGGAGCGATAGCACGGCTTGTCTTTATCTCAACGCACATAGAAGCCATCTCAAAGATTGACCAGTGACCATGCTTGATGCAGTAAGCAAGCAACCGGGCTACGTCTGGGTTATCTTGGTTGGCAGGGTTGGACACCCTAGCGCAATAACCGATGACCTGCTCCGCTTCCGGTGTAATCCAAATAAGCTTTGTCATGGCTGGTATATCTCCCAGTCCATCGCCAAGACATCAGGGCTACCGAATGAAGCCACTCGGCTGTATCGTCGATTCCCTGCACCATCCAAAGCGTAAAGGCATATCTTGCCATCGATGAGTTCTACGAACCAGCGGGCATCCCTGCGCCTTACCATCTGTCCGGCTCTGAGGCGCTCAAGGGCAGCTGAAAAGGAGCCACCGGCTAAAGTCATCCGCTTGGCTTCAATCTCGCGCTGTTCTTCCATAGATCGTTCCCGCACCCAGTTCTTTAGTGTGGTGTATGTGTAGCCGAGCATCTTGGATGCTTCCCGCTGGGATACGCCTTGCGCCTGGAGTTCATCAAACTTCTCCAGCATAATCTTCCGCTTGGCTAGGTTGTATGTAAGGCTTTCGCTTGGTCTACCTGCTGCCATTGATTTCCTCGGCTTCCTTGGCTATGCGATCCGCAAAGGCTACATCCTTGGTGGCGGCATAAGCCATGTACCAGAGCGCCTTGATGGCATCGTCTGTAGCTGTTCCTTTGTGCGGGCAACGTTGCAAGTACTTGATGACGTTCCCTGTTACAAAGTCCAACCCCCAGTCATCGATGACGCTGAGGGCTTGAATCTTGGTTGTCCGGTAATGACCGGTCATACGGCAACCGCTACGGTTTGTTTATGCATCATGCGGTCAATGTTGTAGCTCACTGCCCAGATGTCAGCAAGCACGTCTGCCACCTTGAGGTTGCCAATCCAGAAAGGATTCTGAATACACTCACCGAACCAAGAGTTGCAGTCAAAGATTCCGGTGTCTTCGCCGGTCATAGCAACCATCAGGTGAAGGTCACCCTTAGTCAAGTGAATCTCGCTATGGTCGCTTGATACCTGAATCTGCAGCGGGCAATCGATAACGCCGAACGGCTCAACCCGGTTGATGGTCTGCTGTGCGAGGTCGGTTATAACCTCGGCTAAAGTCTTTGTTGTTTCTGTCATCTTTTATCTCCCAAAGTTAGGGGCAAGTTACCCTGCCCCTTTTAGTGTTCCCTCGTTTAGTCGTCTCTAAACCGCTCATACGGGTCAGATTCACCAAACTTTCTATGAGCTGCCAACTTGGCTTCGGTTAGAGTCTTACCGTGCTTTGACATAAGCCACTTCACGTATAGCACCTTTCGTTTTGTGATAGGCACCGACTCATCATTGAAGCTTACGAAAGGTTTTCTTTCATTCGGCATCGAACGGA